AAGAAGGGGTTGAGGCGAATCGATCATGACAACTCCGGGTTAGCTATCCCGGAGCGTGCCATGAAGGGAAGATGACGGGCTTTTAAGCGACTTTAAAAAAAGACTGGAATCGTTAGCGGAACAGATCGGGTTGGCGGGCGAGACGTTCTTTGGCCAGGATGTCGTAGATGGTTTGCAACGATAGGCCATAGCGACGGGCCAGCACCGCTTGGTTGTGGCCATTAAAGTCACGCCAGATGGCGGCGTTTCGGTCGTTTCGAAAACGCTCGCAGTCTTTGGGAATGTAGATCTGGCAGCCGCTCCACTTCTGGCGCACATCCTCGGCCAGATCAAAGGCGAGCACTTGGGCTTGGGCCAGCGGGAGTTGGGTTTGAATGCGTTGCAGGGCCAACCCAGCGAAGTCGGCCAGGATGTCGGGGTATTGGTCGGGGAGGGCAAGGGTGTTCATGGATTGCGATCCCGTGGTGGTCACACCCTATGATACTACAAAATACAAAAGGTTAGAGGGCCAGCCGTGCGCTGGGAAACGCTACCCCGAGCGTGATCATCAGCCACGCCCGACAGTGCGGACAGGCAAGGCGGCATTCGATGAGAAACGGTTTGGCGGGCACAGAGAAGATGACCTGGCACGCCGGACACCGGGTCGACGGCACTTTATAGGATTTCGGGTTATGTGGACGGATTCGAGTCATCACAGGTCATTTTTCCTTTGAGTTTGGCGAGTAAGGCCCGAAATTCGGGCGGCGGTGGCGTCCGGGCGGGTCGTGTGGAGGTGAGGGTTTCGCTGGTTTCTTCGTTGAGTTGTGCGCCATCGGGTGTGGTGATGACAGGGCTTTCTACCAGGCTGGCAGCCTGCACCATCTGACCTTGGCGATCCCCTTCCCGTGCTTTGGCACGTTCGTCTTCGATTTCTTGCCGCGCGGCGCGCTTTTCCTCGGCCTTTTGGCTTAAGCCGATGATGATTTCAAAGAGGTAGCCGTGAGTTTTGAGCGGTCGCTTGAGTTTGTCGCGCTGATCAAGCATTTGGTCGATGGCGAGCTTCCAGTAATCCAGCGGGGCAGGATAAACCCGCCCATCGCGCTCGATCTGAGCTGCACTGACGGCGGCGTTTAACTCGCTTAAAAGCCGCGCAGCCCGCTCCCAACTGAGGGCACGCTCGCGCGGGCGAAATAAACTCACGTAGCGCACCAGTCGCTCGCCCAGGGTACCCGGTAATCCCAAAGCGGCGATCACCGCTTCGCGCGCGGATTGATCGGCCAGGAGTCCTTCAATGCTGTGCGCCGCACCGCAACAGGGGCAGGTTAGACGCATTACTCCGGCCAGCCCCAGCAGATCAAAATCGCGGCGCCAAGCAGACTGCCTATCAGCAAACCGACAAGAAAAGTGATCACGCGACCTCCGGTGGGGTTTTGTTGGCTTTCCTCTGTCGCCGTTGCTGGTCGTATTCCAGCGCGGCGACGATTTTATGGAGCTGTTCTGGTGTGCAAAACCGAACGCTTTCGACCTTGCACACGCGCCGGGCGATCCCATCGGCATAGGCCCAGGCTCGGCCGGCATCGGCCAGGTAGGCGCCGATTTTCCAGACGAGCCGTTGCCGATCCTCCGGCAACGTTCCGAGCTTGCGGTGGCCTTTGCGCTGTTTGATCTTCCAACCGAGCCGGACAAATTCATCAATCACCGCGCTGCGTTGCTTGGCATTCAGATCGGCGGCGCTGGCGTTGCCGGTGATCCGCTCCAGAATGGCCCGGTAGGTGTTTTCGTCCCAGGCCATTTGCTTGGCGGCGATGTGGATCAGCTTGAGGTCACGGGTGCGAGTGGGGTCGGTCATCGAACTGCTTCTCCAAGATAGAGGGTTTGCCTAGCCTTTGGCTGATTTGCCAAGCTGAGCTGGATCGGTCTTATCAAGCCCGGTTTTATCAGCTTCAAACGCGAGCCGAGGGGTGGCATCTTTCACATCACCAATCAACAGGGAGCCAAACTCGCTCAACTGCTCTCCAGCCGCCATAGCGACCAGCTTTGTGCGATTCTCACAGTGGATGGACTCGTGAATTCGAGAAATCACCTTGCAAAGCCGATCTGCCGTTTCCAACGGTATCTGCTGATGTTCGATGCGATAGAGCAATCCCAACAGATAACTTCTTGTTTGTCCTGTGGTATGCACCTTCTCTTTCATGCTTTATGGCCTTCTTGATTTGGTTGATAATTTTTTCATTTTCAAGCGCTTCGTGGGTGCGCTGCATAAGGGGTTTAAGCCGCTTTGCGCATGACCAGCAACACAAAAAAAGTGTGTATGGATCGCCAAACAAAAGCTTCATGCCGCGCCGAGACAGCACATTCCAAAATCTTGATGAATCCTTGATGGCTTTTTTTCTGACTCCATAAAGGTCGCAGACTGCGAGCGGGCTGTAGGGCGCACCGAGGTCGGTGTAACCAATCTCTGGATTGGATTTTTTTGGTGCAAACAACCGATCCTTACAATCAACACAGAGCGGCCTTGAGTAAAGCCCGCCTTCTCCATCGAAAATCCTGGGATGGGGATCGATTCCTACCGCTTTCCAGCGTTGCCCGCCTGCATTGAAGTACTGCCTGCGGCGATAGTCCCAGTGATAGCCATACCGCCCGCATTCAGAACAAAACCAAATAGGCACTACTTTTCTATATTTCAGAGCAGGATCATCTGGCCACCACCAAGGCGGCACTGTAGACCGGCCCTTCATGTGATATTTGGCTATGTCGTACAAGTTCCGCATCAACACACTCCCGAAGCTGCTCATCAGGCCCCGACCGCCACGTCGGGACGACCGCCTCCTTAGCGGAGACGGTTTCGCGGTTAGGTGGCTCCGTTCAAGAGTCGCCTGCTGGGCGTAAAGCGCACGCGACGACTGGCCGGCAGCGTAAACGGCTGACCGGTCTTGACGTGCCTGCTGATCTGGCGCGCGCGCGTTGGCACAAACTGAAACGTGCCAAAGCCCTTGAGCTGCACGATTTTCCCGTTGTGCAAGGCCTGGGTGATATGGGTCAATGCCGCCTCGACAACATGGTCTGCAATTTTTTTCGATGGAAAGAAACCTTGCCGCGTCATGGCTCTGGCAAGCTGGCTACGAGTAAAGTGGATGAGTTCAGGCATAAAAGCGTTCCTAGTTTCGATGGTAACGATCAGCCGTCGCTGATACATGACGGATCAGATCACCGGTGCGACCGGTGAGGGCGTGGAGGACGATGAGCAATAAATCGTCCGGGATCGATTGCAACCGGTTATCGTCAACCACTTCTTTACGGATACCGGCAATCACGGCCTGGCGCTGGTCGGCGAGAAGCGTGTACGCGCCGATCATGGCCGGGTCTCCCCTTCCCAGGGAGATGTCAGCCCGGCGGTGGCTCTGGCGATTTTTAAGAGCACACCGAGGTAGCAGGCATCGATCAGATCAAACCGATAACCGCCAATGTCGATCCAGTCGCCGCCTGGATCAAGCAGGACATCCAGGCTTAAGACGCCGTTGACGCCGTGCTGCCCGGCTTTCACCACGCCCAAAAATATCGGCTCATCGGCTGGATCAATAACCGGGCGAACCGGGCGGATCGGTCGCGGGGGATCGGCGTCAGCCAAATCGGCCCAGCCCAGGGCGTCGGCGTCGGCTTCTGTGAGCCTAAAACTGGATGCAGCGTTCATGGATTGACCTCCACCTCATAACGTCCGGGTTGTCCGGCAGGCATCCGATACCACCACTCGCCACCGCCGAGCGCATCGGCCAGTTTGTCCATGGCCACGCCCCATTTGATCAGCGGCGTATCCGACGGCAGCCGGACGATGATTTCGATTTCGGTTTTCACGGGCGGGTGGGCGCCTTGCAGCAACCGATCCAACGACGCGCAGAATTGACAGGGCATCTCAATACTCCTTGGGTAGCTTGGAATGCGGACAACCGGATCGGCAGGCGCGATAGAACTGAAGCAAAATGGGATTGCCCCAGGTCAGATTGGGATCACGGTTTTGGTATTCCCGACATTTTTGCCGGGTCATGTGGTCGGCAACCGGACAATCCACCATCTGCACTTGCATCGGCAGGGTGGCTTCAACCCGGACGCGCAGGTTATGGACGTTGCCTTTATAAGTGCCTTTTAAGACCTGGTTGACCATAGCCACCGACACGCCTAACTGTCGCGCGACCGCCGTCTGGGAGCTGTCTTCACAGGCGGATCGCAGAACTTCCAGCCAGTGCTCACCGGCCGCGCGCATGGTAGATCTCCTCAGTCGCCGGATCGGGGTGACGTTCGAGAGCGGGAGGGTCGTCTGATAGCAGGGCACGGCGCTCATGTGGGCGCTCCTTTTTGACGGGTTCGGGGATGTCCTGATAGGGGACGAACTGATCGAGATTGGGGTCGTAGACCCCGCTTTGATCCCGGCGCACGATGGGTGCGAGCGGACCGTGGCATTCCACCAGCCGCCAAATGGCATAGCCGAAACTTTTGCCGCTTTGCCTCGGACGCACCTGCCGCAGGTAGCCGGAGCGGTACAGCGCCCGCAGGTAGGCGCGCAGGTTGCGCTCGCTGGTTTCCGCTACGAGTTCCAAATCGATTGACATGAACTGCGGGGTGACGCGCATGGCATTCCAGATTCGCTGGCGCGCGGTTTTCACCCGGTTGCGCGTTCGGGTACTGCCGGGAGTACGAGCCATCGAAGCCTCCGATAAGTGCGGCCATCATTGGCTCACCTGAAAAATAGAGCCGCCCCAGACGGCAAGATTAATTTCGCTCCAGCCTTTGACTTGGGCGCGATTGCGCGCTTTTTTGATGTTTTGGGCGATGTAGCTCATGCGTCCGCTGGTTTTTTCGATCAGCGCATCGAGCCAGTCATCGTTAATGGGGATATTGCAGAGCGCATTGGCGACGATGCGCACATCCTCCCGATCCAGGTCATTGAACTGGACCCACTGATGGACGCGGCGGGCGAGTTGCTCGCGGGAGCGGATCTTGCCCTCGATCTTGTCCATGCCGACCATGACGACCGGCATCCCGGCTTTGTCGTGCAGGGAATGGACGACTTCGAGCATTCGCAGAGCCGTGGAGGCACCGGGCAGAAAGAGGTAGTCGATTTCGTCGATCAGTAACGGTCGGCCTTTTTTGGACATTTCATCGGTGATGCACCGCTCCAGATCCGCATTGCGCCCTTTGGGTTCAATGCCAATCGCGGCCACGATGTCCCGATACATGCTGCTGAGCGTCCAGGCCGGAGAGGCTTCGACGTAGATGCCGTTGGTTTCATTGAGCAGGTGAGCCAAGGCGGTGGATTTGCCCGTGCCGGTGGCCCCGTGCAACAGCACGATCCGTTCATCACCCCGTTCGGCGGATTCCACCATGTCGTAGGCGTCCAGCATGGCTCGAATGTTCTTGACGTTGGCGATTTTTGGTCGTTTCATAATGGGTTGTCGTACCTCTTTACGGGTTGGTTGTGTCATCAGGAATCACCCAGCTTTGCGTCTTGCTCACGCGAAGCTGGGTTTTTTGTGCCATCCACGCTGGCGATTTACGCCACATGCGCGCAATCCTGGGTCTGCTTAGCGAGCGCGAGCGCGGCAGTTTTCCAGGCCAGGAACTGTTCCCAGCCCACTTGTTTCTCCATTTCCGACTCAAAAAGCCGTGGTCGTGGATAGGCGCTGTAGAATCGGGCAATGCTTTCCGCCTCACCCGGCCCGAATTGCCCGTGATGGGTCCGCGCGAACAGGGCGCGAATGTCGTCAAATTCCGAGGCCGCTTTGCTGACCGGAACCGGCGCATT